CTTGTTAACAAGGTAAATCTTGCAGGCAATCTCAAGGTTAACTTTGAAATCAGCGGTTCGGATGCTGTTGTTCATACAGAAGGGTCCGGAGCAGTTTCAGAGGAAGAGCTTAACGAAGGTATCATCACTCTTGTTCCTGCATACATCAAGAAGTGGAAGAGCTTCTCTGATGAGGTTATGAGCATGAGAGGTGAAGCATTTGTTCGTTACATCTATGACGAGATCGCTTACAGAATTATGAAGAAGCTTGCTGATACTCTTATCGGACTTATCGCAGCACTTCCCCAGACAGCAACAGCTACATCTGTTTCTGCTAACATCGTTAAGGCAGCTCCGGCTGTTGGAACAGTTGCAGCAGCACTTGGTAATCTTTCAGACGAAGCTACAAATCCTGTTGTTGTAATGAATAAAGCTACATGGGCAGCATTCAAGGCAGCGCAGTATGCAAACGGATTCAATGTAGATCCTTTTGAGGGATTCGCAGTTCACTTCAACAATAGCCTTCCTGCATATGCAGACGCTTCCGAGGATGATGTGTATGCTATCGTTGGTGACTTCGGTGAAGGTGCAATCGCAAACTTCCCGAATGGAGAGTCTATCGAGTACACATTCGATGAGCTTACCAGAAAGAAAGAGGATCTTGTTGAGGTTCTTGGTAAGGTTTACGTTGCAACCGCTCCGGTAGCAGATAAGGCATTCGCACTTATCGCAAAGCCTGCACAGGGTTGATAGATGGAAGTAAGAGTTGTCAAAACTTTTGCCGACAAAGAAACGTATAAAATGTACGCAATCGGGGAGAAAATCCTTCTTCCCGATGAGCGTGCAAAAGATGTTATCAAGCGTGGGTTGGCGGCGGCGATAACGGCAAAAGCGGAGAATAAACAGCCAATAGAAGAAGTAGTTGAGAAACCGAAACGGAAACCTATTAAAAAGAAGGTAAGTAAGTAATGGCAACAGTCGCACAAATAAAAATCTCATTAAATCCGCCAATTACAGTGACAGATTTTGACGATCATTTAACCGATCTGATGAATGCTGCTGAATTGGATCTCGGAATAGCCGGGGTTGTTCTTCCGGCTGAATTAGATGCATTGTGCGACAGAGCGATTATAACTTATGTAGCTTTTCAGTGGGAAACCGAACACGGAAACCTTGAAAGAGCGGCACGATTCAAGACTTCATACGATGAACAGAAAGCTCAATTGAGTATGGCCACAGGCTACACAGAATGGAGCGCGGAATGATACCGAACATTGACTTAATAGGTCAAACCGAAGATGGCAAAGATGCAATCGGCCAGATTATTAAGAAGGAAACAAAAAACTCCTTATATGCCGAGGTTACATCCATAAGTCAGCAGGAAGTTGATGCAGGCGGTCAAAGCGGACACAAGCGCGAGTTAAGATTTATTGTATGGGCCTTTGAATATCACGGCGAAGAAATCCTTGATTATAACGGAGCGCGTTATTACATCTATCGGACATATATCCGGGACGATGGACATATTGAGTTATACACAGAGCGCAGGATGGGCAACAATGGCTAAAAAGATCAGTATCGACCAATTGAGCCAAGAGATTATGAAAGAGCTTGAGGCATTTGCCGGGCAGACAGACGAAACCGTCGAAAACGTCATAATCAAAACGGCTGATGATGCGGTTCAACGATTGCAAAATGCACATCCTTCCGGTTCTGGTCAGTATGGATCATGGGATGCCTATAACAAGAGTTGGAAGAAGCGCACGGATTTTAAAAAAGCCAAGAAGTCAGGGGTTGTGTATAACGAAAAGCATTATCGGTTAACACATTTACTTGAAAAAGGCCATGCACTCCGTCAAGGTGGACGAACAAGAGCATTCCCACATATCGAGCCTGTTGAAAGGTTTGTCAACGAAGAGTTTTATCAGAATTTGAAGAAGGAAATTTGATGCAATTAGCGGATTTATTCTCAATCTTGAACGGAATAGAGGAGTTTAAAGGCAAGGTTGCTTATAGGGCATTCCCGGTTAATGAAGCTCCGGAGTTTCCTTACATCTGCATCATGGCAACCAATACAAATAACTTCATGGCAGATAATCATGTGTATGAGGTTATCCAAGGTGTTGAGATTGAATTGTATTCCGAAATGAAGGATTTGGAAGCAGAGAGCGCACTTGAAGCAGCACTTAACGAAAATGATATTCCTTGGCAGAAGTATGAAGAATATATCGATAGCGAAGAAATGTATCAAATAACCTATGACGTAGAATTATAGAGAGGAGAAACAACAATGCCGGATAAAGTAAAATTTGGTATTAAAAATGTTCATATCTTCCCGATCTTATCGGTGGATGCGGCAGGGAATCCCACATATGATGATGTGATAAATGTTCCCGGTGCAGTATCACTGTCAATGGATGCCCAGGGCGATATCAACAAATTCTATGCGGATAACATCGTATATTATCAGAGCGCATCAAATAACGGATATGAAGGCGATCTTGAGCTTGCACTTATTCCCGAAGCTGTTCTTGAGCAGATATTCAATTATCAGAAGGACGCAAACGGAGTATTTACAGAGTCCGCTTCCCTTGAGTCGAAAGCTTTCGCTATGACATTTGAGGAAGATGGAGATGTAACGGGTACAAAGTTCCTGTTCTACAATTGCACAGCAACGAGGCCTTCAAGATCACTTGCAACCATTACAGAGACAAAAGAGCCTACTACGCAGACTCTCACAGTTTCGGCTGCTCCGCTTGCAACGGGTAATGTAATGGCAATGACATCAAGCGAAACTCCCGAAGCGGTTATCAATACATGGCATGACTCAGTATACATAACATCTTCTGTTGGTAGTGCGCTTGTAGTATTCAACTCAAACGGCGGTAGCGCGGTAGCAAGTCAGAGTGTAACAATCGGAGAGTTTGCAACAGAGCCTGCTGCACCGACAAGAGAAGGCTACACATTCGTAGAGTGGTGTTCCGATCTGGGACTCACAACGGCATGGGATTTTGCAACCGATACGGTTAACGGCAACATGATGCTTTATGCGAAGTGGTCGTAATTAACTAAAAGGAGCGGAAAATGGATAAAGTAATTGATATAAACGGTCAGGGGATAAAGTTCCGGGCAACGGCTCGGACTCCCCGACTGTATCGGGCAATCATCGGAAGAGACATGATTCAGGACATGGCAAGACTGAAAAAGTTATTCCAAGCCATTGAAAATGTCAAAGATGAGGAAAAAGCGGATGTTGGCTTGTCAGTATTGGATTTGCAGATATTTGAGGATACGGCCTACATCATGGCAAGGCAAGCGGACCCGGAGAATGTAGCAATGTCCGCTGATGAGTGGTTGGATGGATTTGATATGTTTTCAATATATGAGATACTTCCGCAATTATTGCAATTATGGGGAGAAAACATCAAAACCACAGCAAAGCCTAAAAAAAAATAGCTCCGAGAGATAGAGAACCATCGGGAGCAATCTTTATGTTGAGATGCGCTGAGTTGGGGTTAACCATAAGCGATCTTGACGATCTGACCATCGGCATGGTGTACGATATGCTGACCGAACGTGCAAACGATCACGAAAAGTACGATATCAAAGCTCCAGCCGGATCATTATCACAGTATTTTCAAGGGAATCTCAAGTTAGGAGATTAACTTCATGGCATCAACAAAAGTTCGCGGAATTACAATTGAATTAGGGGCAGACGCAAGCGGCATAAGCAAAGCGTTAAGCGGTGTTAATAAGGAAATCGGAAGCACTCAAAAACAGCTCAAAGACGTTGAGAGACTTCTCAAATTGGATCCACATAACACTGAACTGATGGAGCAGAAACAGAGACTTCTGGCGGAACGTGTCGGTGAAACAAAGACAAAGCTCGAAGCTCTGAAAGAAGCACAGAAAGAAGTCGGGGAAGAGCTAAAAAGGACCGGGGAAGGACAGGAACAGTATGATGTCCTTCAGCGCGAGATTATAAGTTGCACGAATGAGCTGAAAGAACTTGAAAAACAGGCTTCAGCTAGTTCTGTTGCCATGCAGAAGATAGCGGCAGCAGGCGAAAGCCTGAAAAATGTCGGGGATAAGATCAGTAGCGCCGGACAGGCATTGATGCCATTATCCACAGCGGCAGCAGGCTTGAGCGCAGGCATAATCAAAACAACGGCTGATTTTGACGCATCCATGTCGAAGGTTGCGGCTGTTTCAGGAGCGGCAGGCGAAGACTTCGATAAACTCCGTGACAAGGCTCGTGAAATGGGCGAGACAACGAAGTTCTCCGCTTCTGATTCTGCTGAAGCTATGAATTATATGGCGATGGCAGGATGGAAAACAGATCAGATGCTCGAAGGTATCAGCGGTGTCATGAATCTTGCAGCTGCATCAGGCGAAGAGCTGGCAACAACGTCTGATATCGTAACCGATGCCTTAACAGCATTCGGAATGAAAGCAGAGGATTCCGGACGTTTTGCTGACATTTTGGCTTCAGCCGCATCAAATGCGAATACAAATGTTGCAATGATGGGCGAATCCTTCAAATACGTTGCTCCTGTTGCCGGCTCCTTGGGTTATTCGGCAGAAGATGTTGCCATTGCGCTTGGACTTATGGCAAATAGCGGAATCAAGGCAGATATGGCAGGTACATCACTCCGGAATATGTTCCAGAGAATGGCGAAACCTACAAAAGAGTCTGCTATGGCAATGGATAGACTCGGCCTTGCGATTGATGATGGCGAAGGGAATATGTATTCCTTCCGTGAAATCATGGATCAGCTTCGTCAAGGCTTCGTTGATATCAATATGCCGATTGAAGAATATGATAGGCAGATCGAACAGCTTGATGCCGATCTTGAAGCAGGAAGAATCAAGCAAAAAGCTTATGATAAAGAGATTGAAGAGTTAAACAAGCAGGCATTCGGTGCGGCAGGAGCAGAAAAGGCAAGAGCGGCAGCTATGCTTGGCGGCACAAGGGCAATGTCAGGCCTGCTCGCAATCGCAAACGCATCAGAGGAAGATTATAACAAGCTTACGCAGGCCATTGATAATTCTTCGCAGGCATTCGCACGGACAAAAGATGGTGTTGTCCCGCTGAATGAAGCATTAGCATCAGGAGCAGAGATTCTCGAAACATACGAAGGCTCTGCGGAATCTATGGCGGCTACCATGATGGATAACGCATCAGGGCAGATGGAAATTCTGAAATCACAGCTTGAAGAGCTTGCTATTTCCCTTGGCGATACATTGATGCCGACAATTCGTGAAGTGGTTGGATATGTTCAGCAATTCGTCGATTATCTCAATGGATTGGATGAAGGTACAAAAAAGACTATCATGAATACTCTCCTGATAGTTGCGGCTCTTGGGCCGTTACTTGTTGTTGTCGGGAAATTAACAAGTAGTATCGGAACGATAATGACTGTTCTTGGTGGATTATCCGCGCCGATACTTGCCGCAGTGGCTGTTATCGGCGTACTTGTAGCGGCATTTATCCATCTATGGAATACAAATGAAGAGTTCAGAAATAATATAATCGCAATCTGGAACAATCTCAAAGCAAAGTTCGAAGAGTTCGGGCAGGGAATCGTTGATCGTCTCAACGAGATGGGATTCAACTTTAAAGATTTTGGTGAAGTTGTCAAAGCTGTATGGAATGCGCTGTGTGATTTTCTCGGGCCTATATTTGAGGCCACATTTGCAAATATCGCAACCATTCTCGAGGGTGCGCTTGATGTAATGACAGGACTATTTGACATATTCGCAGGGCTGTTCTCGGGAGACTGGGAGCAGGTATGGAATGGTGTCAAGGAAGTATTTACCGGGGTATGGGATACAATTCAGAGTCTGTTCAGCAACGGTCTGAAATTTATCCTTGATGAGATAAATACTGTATCAGATAAGCTCAATTCGGCAACACACGGCAGGATCAGCTTCGGACACATAGACACGTCAGAATTTATGGCAAGCGGCGGTGTTTTAACAAGCGGCTCTGCAATAGTCGGAGAAGCGGGTCCGGAGTTTGTTCAGGTATCGGATGGACGCGCAATGGTTCAACCGCTTGGCAACAACGGCGGCGATATAGCCGGACTTCTTGAGACTTATCTTCCTTATTTGGCAGAGCGCACGGCATTGTATATGGATTCGGGCGCACTTGTGGGAAGTATAGCACCATCTATGAACGGCGCACTCGGCAATATAGCCATTAGGAGCGGCAACAGATGAACAACCTATCTATTGGAATAACTTTATATGTAGAAGAAACAGCTAAAACGTTTCACACTTTGGACGATTGGAAGCTTGCGCTTGGAAACAATAACTATATAGGCGAGCCGGAAATGGAAACCACCTACATACAGATACCCGGTCGCAACGGTTTGATTGATGCATCCGAAGCTATAACCGGGCGGAGAGTGTTCAAGAAGCGGCCGCTTGCTTTTGAGTTAGGTGGTAAAAACCCTCGTCTTAATTGGGATGGCATCATCTCAAAGATGAGAAACGAGATACACGGCAGGGTGTGCCGGATAACGCTTGACAATGACAGAGCTTACTATTGGCGCGGTAGAGTGTTCCTTGAGAATTTTGACCGATTCAGAGAGTTAGGAACATTCACTCTTTCAGTCCCGAACGCTGAACCATATAAATACAGCCTAACAACATCGGCTGAACCTTGGCTCTGGGATCCGTTTAACTTTGAGACAGGAATTATAACGTATATCGGCGCGGTAACGATCAGCGGAACGAGAACGATAACCATTCCGGCAGGACATATGCCGACTACGCCTGAAATAGCTGTATCTGACTTGTCAGGCACATTAACGCTTAACTATGGCGGTCAAACATACACGTTAACCACAGGAACAAACAAAATCCCGTCAATTCTTGTCGGTGGAGATTCGGACGTTGAATTGACATTCACGGGAGATGCGAAGGTACAGATAGTATATAGGAGCGGCTCACTATAATGTATCAAGTCAATCTTGGAAATAAAATCCTATATTATCCGGCATCAGAAGATGCGGTTATATATGATACGGAATTGAATGAAGAGGTGGGACTTGCCGGAGAGTTTACTTTCAAAGTTCCGTCACAGAATCCGCTCTATTCGGAGTTAACGCAGGGTGCGCTTGTGACGATTCTGAAAGATAACGTTGAGGTATGGCGCGGAGAAATCCGCAACATCGACACGGACTTTGCGAAGATAGCAAGCGTATACTGTCTTGAAGATTTGGCATGGTTGGCAGATGAGTATTTAACTCCGGCACTCATCACAAATGAGACATTCGCGCAGAGGTTTCAGGCGGCAATCGGGGCATATAATGCGAATCGGTCAACGGAGAGACGGTTTGCGGTTGGATATATAACCAATGTCAACAGTTCCAATAATTGCACATGGAAGACCGAATACGAAGAAAGCATACTTGAATGCTTGAGAAAATGCATCTGCCAAGCTGGAACAATAACGGGATACATCAAGGTAAGGCGCGTCACTTCCGGGGGCAGCGTCACAAGATACATCGATATAGTTCGGCTTTCTGACTATGGTAGTCAAACCACACAGCCGATTGAATACGGCTACAATCTTCTTAATTACGTCAAAGAATCCGATTGTAGCAACCTCGTAAACGTACTCACACCATACGGCGATGACCTTGATAGTGAAATATACGAGGGCTATTCCGCTAAATTACAAGGCACTACTATAACAAAAACCAGTTCGGTCAATATATACGGCAGACACGCAAAAGCGGTTGTATTTGACGGAGTTACTACTCTTGCATCACTTAATGCTCTGGCGGCGTCTTATCTGACGAGATACTCACAGCCACAGCTTACAATGGAAGTTGAAGCGGTGGACTTGTCGGCGGTTGAGAGTGTGGACGAAATAACGATAGGAGATTCGGTCCGGATAATTGCTCAACCATTCGCAGTAGATCAGTGGTTGTATCTCACTCAGATCAAGAGAGACATTCAGAACATCGATAAGAACAGTATCACATTAAGCGGTTATGTTCGGACCGGGCGGACTATTACAAGCCAGACAGTGCAAGCAACGGATGCGCTCAAGAATCTTCCCTCTGAATCATCCATACTTCAAGCGGCAAAGAGAAATGCCCTTGCTATGTTATTAGACGAGACAAAGGGCGGCCATGTTGTATTTGAGTATGACAGTAATAACGAATACATGGTTGCCATCAATATTTGCGACGCTCCGACCATTGCGGCATCGAAAAAGCGGTGGAGATGGTCAAGTACGGGATTCGGGTACATGAAGAGGTCAGCCGGGGGAACGGAAACCACTCCTGCATGGTCAGAAGCTCCGATTGCAATCACAATGGACGGCCAAATCGTTGCGGATGCTGTCACAACCGGGACAATGTACGCAGACAGGATAAAGGGCGGAACATTAACGCTAGGTGGTGCGTCAAATGCAAACGGCAAACTCGAAATTAAGAATGCGAGCGGTTCGGTTATTGGGAGCTGGGACAAGGACGGAATCACCGCGACAACAGGAACATTCGGCGGAAGCTTAAACGCAGCAACAGGCTCATTTAAAGGAAGTCTAGACGCGGCAAGAGGCACATTAACAGATGGAGTTGGAACACTTTCGCTATCTGGCGGAGACCTTCATATGCGTAATGGCAATTCAGGTGGTCCGGGTGTTTTCGCTTCAAAAACAGACAGCCCATATTATTCCTGTTGGGGGGCTGTTAATTCGGCTGCACAGGATAGTGATTCAGCCGGGGGCTACATAGAGACATCAACGAAGAACATAGTCCAGGCAGGGATTGATGTTTCTGATATGCGTCTCAAGGAAGACATCAAGGATATCGACAAGGATTTCGCACAGGCGTTGATAATGGGGATTCAGCCGAAGACTTTCCATTACAAAGATGGCAATAATCTTCCGGCAGAGCTTCAGTTCGGTGTTATCGCACAGGAAATACAGAGTATTGAGGAAGAATACGGAATAACAGAAGAGAATAGGCTTTGTTACGAACAGAATGACGGAATGCTTGCGGTTCAGTATAAGCAGCTTATCGCTCCGATGATTAAAGTTATTCAGAATTTACAAGAACAAATAAATGAATTGAAGGGAGAGAAAAATGGCTAATATCACAGCTTATCTGCAAGCGATTATGAATGCCGTGTACGGCGAGGATGTAAGAGGTTCGATTCATGATGCGATCGAACTCATCAATAATGTCGGAGAAGTTGTACTGACGATAGGAACGGACGTAACAAGTCCGACAAGTTCAAGCACGGGGTATTTTACTGACTCACTGTATATCAACACAGATACTTGCGATTTGTGGAAATGTACAGGCACTGACACTTGGGTGCTTGTTGGAAACATAAGGGGAATTGGAATAACAAGCATCGCAAAGACAGGCACAAGCGGATTGGTTGATACTTATACGATAACCTTCTCTGACGGAAGTACACAGACATACACTGTCACAAACGGCGCGGACGGCAACAAATGGTATCATGGCACTACGATCAGCGGCGGCGCAGTGCTACCGACAGTATATCCGACATCGGGCATCGCCAAAGCAAACGCAGGGGATGCGTATTTGAACAGTTCCGAAGGGTATGTATATGTGTGTATCACGGGCGGCGATGCAAACACGGCAACATGGGCATTCAACTTGGCACTGTCGGGCGGCGGTGGCGCGGCGGCTCTTAATGATTTGAATGATGTAGATATTGACGCATCTACGCTTGCCAACAAAGACATTCTTGAATTTAATGCCGCAACGGGTAAGTTCGAGAATGTATCTGACAGGTCATTCGTGAGGTATGCAGGCTCAATTACCTTTAATGATTTGATGAGTGGAGCGTTGTCAACATATTTAACGTCAGCATATGAGGATATGTTCTTTCTCGTAACAGACGGCGGCACGCTTGACAGCACAACGGCGGCATATTGGACGGGTACATATTCGGCAGGTGATGTAATACCAGCCGATTCGCATATTGCAATAATTAACATTGCACCAGCAGGAAGCACACCGTCATATCGCTTTGATGATTTCGGCGGATATGTGGATATATCGGGCAAGGCAGATAAATCCGAGATCATTCAGTGGGTCAGCAAAAATGTTAGCAATTTAAATTCGATAACATTGGATGATTCAAGAATAACAACAACTACCAAGATAGCGTGTATATTAGGTGACAATGGCACAACGACACCTGTTAAGTATTCGGCGGTATCGGTGAGTAATGGTCATATAACAATAACATTCCCCGAAGCGACAACGGCAACAATTGATGTAGGATTTTCAAATGTATAAATGTAAA